CTTCGTTAATTGAAAAACATAGTTCATCGTGAATTTGTAATAATGGTTTAAAACCTGCCTTGTAACAATTTATCATGGCTTGTTTTGTTTGATCTGCAGCAGATCCTTGGATTAATCTATTCAAAGCTTTGTATGTGAAAGCCCTCCTAATGTTGTTTCCATAAATCGCCTTAGCCTCCTCATACTGCATAGCCTTGTTCATTCCAAAAGAAGCAGGTTCCCACATGTCGAATCTGCATTTACGACCCCCTACTGTTCGAATAAAACCAAATTTTGAAGCACTATTCGTTACTTCAGTTGCTAATCCCTTAACAAAAGGCACTCTTTCTCCATATTTTCTAAGTAATTCTTCAGCTCTTTCTTTGGTAATACCTAATTCTTTTGATAATTTGTTTTTTCCCATTCCATAAAATAATCCAAGGTTAATTGTTTTTGCTTGAGATCTGGTTATGCCCGCCATGTCAGCTACAATCTGGTGAAAGTCTGCTTCTTCATTTTTATAAGCTTCAACAAATTTCTCTGCCCCGGATCTTTGAAATGCATTATTTACAGAAATTGCGTAATGAGCAACAATTCTAGGCTCCTGTTGTGAGTAGTCGAAACTACCCCATTGTTTTCCCTCTTCAGGTAAAAACAAGCTTCTAATTTTATCTCCGTACTCTTTGTTTCTTGCAGGGATCTGTTGCAGGTTAGGATTTGAGTATGATAAACGTCCTGATACAGTTCCGCCTTGGTCAGATCTTAGTTGATTTATTTCAGAATGTATTCTACCTTTGTGGACATAACGTTGAATGGAGTCAATGAATGTTGAATGGAATTTATTTATTTCTCTTGCTTGTCTTATTAGTTGCGCTATCGGGTTATCACAGTTTACTAACCAATTTTGGGTAAAGCTTGGTTCTCCGGTTTTCGGTGTCCGTGGGTAGTCCACACCTATTCGATCAAACACTTGCGCTACTGATCTTCCAGCCCAAATGTCTACATCTAATGTAGTTTGTTTTTTAATATCATGTAAAATTGTTTTTTCTTTACTGACAAATTCTTTTTTAAGACCTCTAGCCTTTTCTTCATCGACTCTGATACCCCTTCGCCTCGTATCTATCAAAATAGGCAATAATTCCATCTCCATTTCCCAAACATCGTGTAGGGACTGCTTAGATAGCTCTGTTTTTAGCACTTGCCATAAACGTAAGGTTAGGCCTGCATCTTGCTCAGCATAGAAGCCTACGTAGCCCGCAGGCAGCCTCCACATGTCAGCTTTTGGATCAATTCCCCATTCTTTGGCTTTTTCATTCAAAAACGTCTCATTTTTAATTTCACCTAAATAATCTTTAGCGCATGCATTTAAACTAAAACTAAATCTGTTTTCATTAATGAGTGCAGCAGCAATCATAGTATCAACTATCTTACCTCTAATCTCAAAACCATTAACAAGCAGCCAACCCACATCGTAACTTGCATTATGAAATATTTTAGTTGCATCAGTTTTTAAAATATCTTGCATCCAGGCCGTGGTGATGGCTAAGTCCATGTTACCACCAGCATCATGTTGAATTGGGAAGTACCACTGTTGACCAAGTGCAGCCACAGCAAAACCAACTATTGCACCATCAAATGTTGCCCATCCTGGTCCTTTAGTTTTTATGTTTGGATCTTTAGTTTCTAAATCGATTGCAATCTCTTTTGCTTGAGATAAATCTGGATATTCTGAGGGACATACCCAATCAGAATCATTATATATAAAATTTAATTGATGAGTCACTGTATTTTTTTACTTAAATTTGCATCCTCTATGAATGTTGCTTTTCTGTATGGAATGTTCATTATGAAAAGTGCACACTCTGCACAGTAATAATTATGATTATGAATTATCACAGCCGCAAAATCATTACATTTCTCACACAATATTATTTTACTTTTCTTTTTTGGCATCTTTAATTTTTTTAATTTCTAGGTCGCAATAGTGTTTAATCTTTTCAAGATCTTCTATACCATTTTTGTAAGGATATCTCAAAACATATTTCACAACGTTGCCTTGAAAAAACGTAAGTTCATTTTTAGAAATAAATTCATATGGTTGAATAATGTAATGTTGGTAGTGGGATCCCCCGATTTGTTTATCTTGAGGAAAAGCTTCATCGAACATATTTTTATCTGACATAATTAGCCTCATATAGTTTGTAATACTTTCCTAGCGGAAAATTAAATTGATGATGAGTGCCTAACAAATGAAGTGTTCCCTTTGATCTGGTAGCACCCGTATACCAAACCCTAAGTTCTTTTATTTTTTCTGCTAAATTTTTTTTTTCAAAGTGAGAAGGAAAATTGCATTTACTAGATAGAACAACATTATCTGCTTCTCCTCCTTTTACCTGGTGTATTGTGTCTATAGTAATTTTAGGAGGTTGATTTAAATCTACCCCTTCTTTAATCATTTTTAAAAAATACTGCTTATCTTTTTCTTTAAATTTTCTTTTAAAAACTTTTAACCAAGGAGCTTTATTATCTGTCATACCACATCTTAAATGTAATTCGTCAAAGTTAAATACCTGATTAGGATGAGCAAACGACCATTTTTTACTGTCTTGAGATCTAAATCCATGGTCTATGTTTAGTAAATACTCATACATAATGCAAGCTTCTTCTCTAGTAATGCTTCCCCCTTCACATATTTTTTCCCAATATTGAATAGCTTTGAACTGATCTATGTTAAAAGATTTGTTGCCTTTAACATCCTGATAATAAAGAGATAAATTCCTAGCTTCTTCTTGTAGTTCTTTTTTAACATCGTTGATGCGTGCTAAAATTAACCAACTACCAGTTAGATTCCAGGGCACCTTCTTCAAGGTATTCCAATAATATATGGCCCCATCTTTATCATTTGAATAAAACTCTTTTTCTACTCTATTGTTTTTCATACCTAACAATAAACATTTAGAAAAAAAATGTACGTCTTTGTTAAGTCTTACTGATTTTTTTAAAATTACATTTCTTCCAGGAAAGCTTTGAAAATATTCAACCTCAGCGCCATTCCATTCGTAGATTGCCTGATCGTCATCTCCTGCTATATAAACTCTCCAGACATTTTTTGCAATTTTAACAACCATATCCCACTGTAACGGGGTTAAATCTTGAGCTTCATCTACCATTAAAACTTTTATAGGAAGTTGTCCCGCATCATCTATAAATTTTTTTACCATATCGGTGAAGTCTAGTCTGTCCGGTGTCCGTTGTCCGTTCTCCATTTCCATTGTTTTAAACTCCTCATATCCCGCAATAATCGACTTGAACTGTTGTAAACGCACCGCTTTTCTCGGCTGTTGTTTATATAACCAAACTGGATCTACTTTCATGTTTCTTGCTCTATCGTAAATTTGAAGCGACCAATTGTTATAAACTTTCACATCATCATATTCATTTTTAAAATTTACTTTTACCGTTCCGTATTGTGTATGAAACATTAATAAATCTGCTTTGGGATCTAACACCGGTATTTCAGCAAATTGCTGTCGAGCCAAACTATGTAAGGTTCTAAAATATTGAAATCTATCTTCATCATACTCTTTAAACTTTTTACGAATACGTCCAACACATTCATCTACCGCTTTATTAGTAAAAGATATGTAGCATATCTCCTCTGGAGATATTCCTTGTTTTAAAAAACGTTGAACTCTTCTTAAAAGATTCTCAGTTTTTCCAGTTCCGGGTGGCCCAAAAATTTTAATTGTCTTCCCACTCAGCTTTTTGTTTAACGAATTTAACATCTTTGTTTTTATGCTCTGTTTGTTTTGGTAATTTTACAACCCAATGACGTGTATCAATGTTTTGAAATTTTTTCTTAGGCACTGCTCCCCCTGCTTCTAAGAATTTAGTACAATCTTTTTCGGACCAATTATACCCCATCTTTTTCATAAATTTTCTAAACGTTTCTAATTTAAATCTCATTTCTACTTTATCTATCCAAATATTTCCTGAGTCTATTTGATCAAATTCAGTAGTATCTTCTACATCTTCTAAGAATTGTGATAACCTTGAATTAAATACATCATTCTGTTCTTCATGTGCATCAAAGCCTTCCATGTCTTGTTTGTTAGAAACTAATTCTTCAAGCCAATCTCTATAAGGATCGGGATCTCTTTTAGATGCTTTAAGAGGTCTCCAAACAATATCATAATTTAATAATTGCTCCCCAAGTAATTGTTGTTGGTATAGTTGTTTTGTAGATAATCTAACTGACTTTCCTTGTATAGGAAGTATCCAATAAGGTTCTGGATATGAATTTATTTTAACCAGTTTTCCAACTTCGGGTAAAGCTTCATTAGCCCCAATACCGTGTTTACGTCTTAAACATGTGCTTGATGAACAATGCATTCTAGCAATTGATGTTTTGCATTTATAAGCATACTCTTTATTTTCCACCCCTCTAAAAATATTTTCTAATTCTTTTGGGTGCAGTTCCTCAGAACATACTTTACCCATCATTTTACGTGTCCAATCTTGATACATAACAGGATCTGGATTAATTTTTTTACCTAATACAGCTACATTAAACATAGCATCATTACGGCCCTCACCTTTTTGAACTTTGTTTTTCATAAAGTTTACCACACAAGGAGGGTAATCTTTTGTTTCATCATCTTGAAATACTTTTAATTTTTTAAAATTTTCTGGAGTAAGTTTATGTTGTTTTACAAATTCAAATAAATCTTCTAATTTAATTGAGTTGCCATCATCATCCATTGCAACTCTAGTTGTCATGTGCGCTTTTTGGTAAGGAAGGTTTACATAACTTCCCTTATGTTTGTCGTCCCACTTCTCCGGGGTAAGATCTACTTTGTCTTGGGCGGGATAAATATCTGTTGTAGTATCATTAACTCCTAAATCAGAAGCAAGCTCAATTAATTTTTTACGCATGTCGGAAGCTTCGACAACACCGTCAATGAATAATATTAAATGGAGTCCGTTGGATTTTGATCTGAACGGAACGAGTGGGTATTTTCTTTTCCGTATAACCGATATAACTTCCTTATGCTGTATATTATAACGATCAACATCGATGACCCCCCAACTGCATGTATTATCATCTCGAATGGGAACTGATCCATAGTAAGCTTCTCCTTTTAAATGTTGTAACCAATGATCCTTAGTCATTGGTTTGGGTTCAACCCAATGCCTAAATTCTTGCTTCCCGTCCCGGCTACGCGTTTGGCCTAACGGTTTAGAAGCTCCAAAATATGTGAGTGAACCCTGGAAGAGTTCTATAAACTCCCCCAGGGTCTTGTCAAGTACGTCCATACTAGAATGGTGATTTTTCCGTGGACTCTTCTTTATCGTGATTAACTTTTACAGCTCCTTGCTTACAACTTTTGTAAAAATTATAAGCAGACTCTAAGACATCGTTCGATTGAATTGTACCCTCATGCTCAATCTCCCAACCATACCAAGAACCTAAATTATTCTTTTCTAATACAGTTTTTAGAGTGTACATTTGAGTAAATGGTGCAGGTTTAAAATAACCTGACCCATCTTTTTTCTTCTCTCTCACTGACATCATCATTGAATTCCACTTCTTAGATTTTTTTCTTTGAGTAGATTTCATAGTCATCATAGCAGTGCTAGATACATTTTTGTCTTCCACAATTAAGACGTAATGTGAAGCAGTCTCTTCAACGTAATTTCCGTTCTCGAGCCTATCTTTATTCTTATCGTCTCTGGTAGTTTTGGACATTATATCACTGTCTGCAGGATAGATATTTACAGGTGCTGAACTTCCGTCCATACCTCTGTCTCTCCACTCAATATACTCAAGCTTGTAAAAACATGGAACTACTGAAATTCCTTTTTGACCATCATATAATTGATTAGTTACAGTGTTAAAAATCATACCAGGTCTTGCGTCTGATATGAATTGTGAATCTCCTTGCGTTACTTGTGGAGATAGTTGACCAAGTATTTTTAAAAATGGTAAAGCCAAACTTTTTGAATCTACATTTTCAAAACCTTCATCTGCAAATTGTTCCAAATTTATATTTGCAACAGCGCCACCAGTTTCTTTGACAGCGACTTCTTTTTTGTCGTTTAGTTTCATAGTTACTCCGTTATTATTTGTTCGTTATTTTTGTCTTATTAGCAATATACACTCCAAACATATCAAATGGAACCTGTT